CCGGAATTGAGGCCAGTGCCAGTCGCTATCGCGACATCTGCAGTGCGTGCGCAGCAGCTGTGGCATTTGATATTATATTACTACCATGCGCTTATTGTGTACCTCATGTTTAGGTTTTACCACCCGAAACCTGGTAATGTATTAGAGGAGAGTGCTGCGTTGTTGGACACCATGACAGTCGCCGATAATAGAGCACATTTAGTGGGTGCGGTTAGGCACCGCGTTCTGATGCAATACCCACAAGCCATTGAGCGTGCAAAGTTGCTCTTAGGAATGATTTCCAGTGCTGCTGCTATGTATGGTGCGATAAAACTTTATCGCGCCACCAAGGTGACTCCAACTGGACTTGAGATGACAATTGGTGGTGTTACTAAGTCCTATAATGCCGATTATAAGGAAGGGAAGGTTGACGTTTTGGCCGGTAATTATTACCCAATCACCGGGCCTGATGTTGTGAGGAGACCCAATCCTGTTGTCCGTCAGTTGCCACCTACACAGGCCATGACAACACCCGATTCTTTCCTTAGGGTTGTCAGGAACAACATATGTAAGATTACGTTGATCAGCGATAACTCGAGGTCAAGTGTTACTGGGTGTTTCCTGAACGAGAGAACAATTGTTACAGTGGCCCATGCTTTTCCAGTTGGATTTGCGGGCTCATTGAATACGGTGGGTGTTGAGCTTACCACTGAGAATGGTACAACCAACACTGCCATTCTTAGTGGTGTCGAGTGCTACCAGTGCCCCTCAGTCGATTGTATGTTCTTCGTCTTCAAGCCCACAAGCCCACGGCCTAAGTTGAAGCAATTCGTCATACATGAGTTCGTTGGTGAGTTGCATGTGGAAAAGGCATTGTTATTCCGGTTTACCGATACTGGAGTAACGCAGACCGAGGTAGACGTCACGTTGACAACAGCTGAGTGGTTCAACGGTCACCACTCTTATAAGCAGGTGTGTTGGTCAGCAAAGCACTACGGATCTGTTGGAGAGTCGGGTGCATTACTTGTTACTAAGGATTCTCATAAGATACTTGGTATACAGACAGCCTCTACAGCTGCCAACCTTCCTGATGTACTTAGGGCATTTAGCGATGTGCGTACGTACTTCGGATTTATTCCCGAACTCCCCGGGACTAGTGAGTCTTCATTGTACGGTACGTCAATGAGTTTCCCCTATCGCCCGATTAGAGCGGAGTTTGTTGCGGCTGATACGACAGAGTACTCGCTTAGCAATAATATTGATCCTGGGCCAATGAACGTTATTGGTAGGATTGGTAATTTTACTAGGTCCGCTGGGAAGACTGCATATGTTTCTACGACGCTGAACAACAAGTGGGGCGTACATCGAGGAGCCATGTCGACGCTTACGATAGGGCGTTACACGTCGAAGACGTGGTGTATACCTGACCTACAGCCTCGCGTGAAGAAGTTTACGGAGGATGGTATTGAGTACTGCGCTTGGAAGTCACCATTAATGTGGCCGGTTGGCACGTTTAACGCTCGGTCGTGCGAACCGTGTTCAGCGCTTGTAGACATTTGCCTTAAGGATTATATGTATAGCCTCGATGACCTTCCTGTCCCACCGCGTCCGCAAGGAAAGGCAAGTCTAATGCAAGTACTCAATGGGGTCGAGGGGCTTAGCAGCGTCAACTTGAACTCGTCAGCTGGCTATGGGTTTGCCGGCAAGATCAAGGATTATATTCTCGAGAAGGATGGGAAGAGATGCTTGAAGAAAGAGTACTTATATGCGTACCAAGATTACATCACAAAGCTTGCCGCCGGGACAGCACCCATGTCACCATTTAAGGCAAGTGTCAAGGATGAGATCGTTGGTGAGAAGAAGCACGTTCTAGGGAAGAATCGTACGTTCTTTGGCGGTTCCTTCTTTGCGTATTTGGCGGCTAAACAGTATTTTGGACCGATTATTTCGTATATGCATAGCCATGGAGAGGTTTTCGAATCGGCGATAGGGATTAATTGTCAAGGCCCTGAGTGGGCCAAGAAGCGTGATCTGCTGTTTATGAGGGCATTTAGGAAGTGCCTCGATTTTGAGAACTTTGATCTGTGGATCAAGTATATGATCAAGGAGAAGTTCCACAATGTACTAGAGAGGGTGATGACGATACTTGGTGTGGATGTTGATCCCACATACAAGGCTATCGTACATCATCTCTTTGAGGAGTTCTTGTGGATGGTTATCCTCATTGGGGAAGAGATTTTTGTACCGCACTCTGGTTTACCCTCCGGAATGTTTGGGACTACGGATCTTGGTTGTTTCGTCGTTAGTATGTTGTATAGGTTAGTGTGGTTCTCCTGCGAAGAGGTGGACCATACGGACTATAACATGCGTTTTAGACTATGGAACTGGCTTATGACGTATGGCGACGACAATACCAGTAACACAGCGATGGAATGGTTTTCCCAAATAAGGATGCGTGAGGTCTTGCTTGATTACAACATCAAGATTACCTCTGCTTCCAAAAGCGATGAGCTATTACCGTTTACCCCCGATAGTGAGATCACCTTTTTGAAGAGAGGGTTTTATGAGACCACGTTGTTTGGCAAACGTGTCGTATTATGCCCATTGGATGAGGACTCTATAGCGAGGAGTGTCATGTTTACCTCAGCCCCGGATGAGACTAGGAAGGGCGTCGAAGCTAGCAATATCTATGATGCTCAGAAACAGTATTTCTTTCATGGGCGTGAGGTTTTTGACGATAGGGTCCCAGCTTTGAAGAAGCTTGCGGAGGGTGCTGGCATTGACATATCGATTGTGAATGGGAAGTGGTTCAGCTTTGATGAGCTAGCACGACAGTACCTTGATGGGACCCTAGTGACTGACTATGTCTAGGGGCTTGGCCGCTTAAGTGCGGCAAGTGGCGATTGGAAAAGTCAGGTCACTGTCGGCGACGACGTTAAACATCGAACCTGTTACGGATTGTCACAGAGAGACAATCCCCTGGTGCAAGATCTGGTGTGTAGACGGTCCTAATTACACATTACAGCTACACCTTGAGCCGCTCCACAAGTGGGAGCATCGGCGCGTGGCGGCGCGGACTTTCTGCAAGCAGACTAATTCACCTGCTTGCTTCTATGCTGAATTTCTATCCAAAATAACCCCCAAGGGTTGCAGCGCGCGGTTCACGCTCAACCAACAATTATATCGAACCAGACGTCCTCCATGGCAATGACGGCCGATGGAGTCGGAGACGTGAGCTCCAATATCGAGAAGCCGATAGTTGGAAGGTCCAACCAGTTGGGAACTGGTGCTGGACGTGATGAGGTGCAGACAGATGAGCGTGAGGTTGTGACGTTCTATGATGCATCTGATGATGTGCAACAGACGGGAGTGGTAGTTAGTAATCCGACAATGACGGTTGGCGATATCTACTCTGACATATACGCGTTCCTCAAGCGCCCAGTGAAGATACACTACTTTCAGTGGACAACAGCGGGGCTGAATATATCTATCGACCCTTGGGCGCTTTTGCTGTCTGATGTTGCCGTGTCGAGAAAGTTGGCTAACTTTCACTTACTGCGCACCGGTGGTATACGGATTAAGATCATTAGTAATGGTTCCCCCTACCAATATGGCAAGTACTTTATAGGGTACTGGCCTAATATTGTCAATGATCCATTGGCTACTAATACTGCCTTATCGGCGCCTGCCCGTATTAGCACTTTACCCTGCTTTTGTACTATCGACCCTTCGTCCAATAGCGTCGTTGAATTCAACATACCAGAGTTCGAGCAAAGGGATCGGACAATCACTGCAGCGTACACCTTGGGTAACATAGTTGGGACTCAAGCAGCATTATTAAATACAATTTCTACTGTTACCCCCTACTGTGATATCACTTTCTACGCCGAAATGATTACTCCGTCTATTATGCTCAATACGACGCAGGTACCAATTTATGCTACGTCGAAGGAGTTCAAGGGTGCTATTTCAGCACCATTGCACAGACTCTCGGCAGTTGCGCATAAGTTATCCACCGTGCCCATTATTGGTGAATACGCTACGGCGGTTAGTATGGCTAGCAAGATGGGCGCAAGTGTTGCGTCATTGTTTGGGTACTCTAAGCCATCTAATGCCATAGATACGCATTATGTCACACACATACCCGTTAGTAACATGATTAATGCCGAAGGGCTGGACAATTCAACTACTTTAGCCCTCACGAAGACTGCCGCTGTGTCCCTGGACCCAACCACACTAGGGTTACCGCCGCAAGACGAAATGGCAATATCCTCCATAGTGAAGAAGCCGAGTTTATGTTATATACTCACGTGGAATGACACGTCAGTCGCTACTGATGCAGTAGGTACGATTGAGCATTCACCTTCCACTTGTGTAACGACTTCCTACCCCATACCCTTGACTAATCTTGCGTATGTATCTGGGCTATTCGCCTACTGGCGTGGTACCATTAGGTACAGGCTGGTGTTTTGCGTATCGAAGTTTCACTCTGGTAGAGTTCAGATTGTGTATGAACCTAACACGCTTAATACTAGCCTTGACCCCACGAATGTCTCACTTAACTGGGTAGTGGACATTGCGCAACAGCAGGAGATCGAGATCGAGGTGCCGTTCTCTGCTGTGGAGCCCTTTAGATGGAATGACCAGACTAACTTGCTCGGTGCAATTAAAGGGAAGATTGGTAACCTGTATGTTAAGGTATTGAATCCATTGAGGTGTGGTTCTGCGGTTACGTCTGTTAATATTCTGGTATTTAATGCAGCCGGTGAGGATTTCGAACTGGCAGTACCAACGTCCCAGAGTTTGAGGAACACTTCATACTACATTTCTTGGTTCCCCTCGGCAGCTACTGGCGCGGCGCCACCAGCTACGGCATATTCAAACTGGGGCACTAGTATGGAAATGGCTGATCCTGGCATGAGTATTAACCTGATGAGTGAGCAGGTTGCTTCTCTTAGGCAGCTGGCTAAGCGTTATATGTTTGAGAAACAATTAGACGTAACCAGTACTGCAGGACAAGTAACGTATACTGGTATTCGGGATGTACCAAACCAAACTGGGACTGTAGCTGCTGTTGGCGGAGTAGTGAGGCAGTATCTTAACCCATTTACGTTCTTTACGTATTTTGCCCCTGCATATGGCGGATATAGAGGTGGATTTCGAAAGAAAATCATTCAAATGTCTGCTACTGGAACCCCTAATGCACTCGTAACTAGAGGTAGCAATACGGTGAAGAATACTAACTTTGGTAGTATGTCCCCAACTTCATATAATGGGTATGGTGTGCTCGGTAGTGGTATTGAGGGCCACCATAATGTAGCACGGCCATACGCCTCATCCCCCGTGGTCATTGAGTATACGAACCCGTATCAGTCCAATAACAGATACCAGAAACCATTCCACGCGGTCACAGATTACGATGGGAGCTTTGGAGTGCTCCTCGTGACCCAATCACTTGCAACTACTACAGATACGTACGCCGTTTATACGGCTATGGCTGATGATTTCGCCTTCTATTATTACATAGGAGCCCCGTTAGCCAATCGTATAGCGGTTGCATAATATTCCAAATAATTTTTGACACAGAACTAAGGCTGTGTTGTTTGCTAGGCAAACGGAGCAATCCACCATCATGTTACATTTATTGTAAGGTTTTCAAGGTGGTCAAGCTCCACCTCAATTTTCTCCTTACTAATTTATTAACGTGATGTCCATTTAATTTTCTACCTGGCTCAGAAGAGCCGTGTTTATTATTATTGTACC